GAAGCTTTAGTTTCGCCATTTAATATGGATGATTTATCTGGTGATGGAAAAATAACACAAAAAGATGTGTTAATAGGAAAAGGAGTTATAGATAAAGAAGGTAACAAAATAAAACAATAATTATGAGTAATTCACCATTTTACAAAAAAGGTTCTGGATCCAAAATGGGTAAAGGATGTGCTGATACTGCGCAAGGATGTATTAGAAAAGACGGTAAAGGATTTAAAATATTAAATAATAAAAAAGGCGGAGTTTGGAGAAGTGGATATGCAACTAGAAAAGAAGCATTAGATCAATTAAAAGCAATGCACGCTAATTAACATGGATACTAAAAAATTAAAATCAATATCTACTCAATTGAAGAAGGCTTCAGCTATGCACAAAGCACAAGCTTTAAAAATTGATAAAATATTAAAATCAATAAAAAAATAAATATCATGCACGAAGATAAAGCATATAATAAAGCAAGTAAAAATAAAAAAGTAGGTATAGTAGGGGAAACTCATATATGGGATGGTCCATTAAACCAAACAGGTAGAATGCATAAACCAGGTTCTAGTTCAGGTATTACAGGTATGGAAGTATCTAAATATCCTGCATCTCATACTGAATTACAAGTTAAATATCCTGTAACTGCTTTAGCACAAGGTAAAAAAATTTAAGATGAGCGTATCAGATATAAAACTGCTCGCAATAAACGGGATAGCTTTAGCTATTTCAATGACTCATTTAGAAGTTTCATTAAAAATTATACTTTTACTCGTAACTATTGGATATACAATATCTAAGTGGGTAAAATTAAAGGAAAAGAAGTAATATTTAAACTATGGCATACATACAGTCTAATTCACCCTTTTTAAAAAGCAATGAACCTAGAAAAACAACTAAGGGTAAAGGAAGAAACTTCAGAACTGTTGAAGAAGGGGCTGGTATGACTAAAAAAGGAGTTAAAGAGTATAAAAGAAAAAATCCAGGTAGTAAACTAAAAACAGCTGTAACAGGTGATGTTAAACCTGGTAGTAAAGATGCTAAGAGACGTAAATCTTTTTGTGCAAGATCAAGAGGATGGACAGGAGAAAGAGGTAAAGCCGCAAGGCGCAGATGGAAATGTTAAAACAATAACAAACACAACATAAACACAAACAATAAATAACATGGAAAAAGGACATTTTGGAAAGTATACTGGTAATGCAAGGCATTCACATACTCCTATAACTAAAAGTAACGTTCACGCAGCAGAGCGTGATGATGCTGCTCATATTTCTTATTTAAAAAGAGATATAGATTATGATGCAAAACATGGCCATAGTGATATAGATATGACTGCTGATGAAAAACACATTTCTAAATTAGCTGGAGATATTAAGTATGACTCTAAAAAATACAAGAAATAATGGCATTTAAATTACCAAAAATTAAAAGCATTTATTCTGGCAGCAAGTCACCTTTAAAAGTAAAACCTGGTGAAATAGCAAAAGCTATTAGCGGTGATTTATCTTGGTTTGGAAACAAAAGTTATAATGAACTTAAAGCAGAAAGAGAAAAAGCAAATAAAAAATCTAATTCAAATACAGCTAGAGATCAAAGATCTACAATAATGTCAACAGATGCTACTTCTACAGTTAAAGGTGGATCATCTAAAACAAAATCAACTATAAAACCTGGAACTGTTAACGTTGGAGGCACACAAATGAGTGCGGCAGATGCTGTTAAAAAACTTGCTGCTAACAAAAAAAAGAAAAGTGGTGGTTCTAAAATTAAAGCTAGACCTAAAGATTTAAAAGCCGCTGATACTGGAATTAAAACTCAAGGTACTAAAGATAGACAAAATAAACCATTAGATAGAAAAATTAAAGCTTCAGATGTATCTAGCAATATAAAATCTTCTAAACAAAAAGAAAAATCAACTACAGATAGCACTAGTAAAAGTAGAAAACAAAGAAGATTAGAAAAAACTCAATCTAAAGGTAGAGCTATAGCTGATGGTAAAGGAATAAAAACAGCAAAAGAACAAACAAAAGCATTAAGACTTAAAAAAAGAGAAGCTAGAATTAAAAAAAGAATAGCTAAAGCTGAAAAGAAAGCGAAGAAATAACGCTCAATAATCAACAACAACAATAATAATAACAATAACAATAACAAAAATTATGGCACAATTCGTAAAATTTAACATAGTAGATAACGGTGATGCGGCTGGGCTTTTAGCTCAAGGTACACGTTTATTAAACTCTCAACATATAGGAGACGTTTCTTATGACGCTACAACTGGTGTTGTAACCGTAGTTCTTACTGCTCCTGCTGGAGGTAATTCTCAAGCTGCTGGTATAGCCGCAAGAGTACTTACATCAACAGTTAGAACAACTCAAGATGGTTCTGCTGGTATTCCAACAATTACTGATGGAGCTTCTGCACCTGATAAAGCTATTTATAAAGCAATGACTGCAAACCCTGGTGGTGTTGTAGCTACTGCTCAACTAGGTAGAGATCAAGCTGGTACTCCATTACAAATGTATTGGACTACTTGGGCAGTTGCAACTGTAGACGACGTATAGTATGAAGTCTAAAGGTCTCGGCGATAGCATAGAAAAATTTACTAAAAAAACTGGGATCAAGAATATTGTTGACAAAGTATCACAGGGGCTTAATATCCCCTGTGGTTGTCAGCATAGAAAAGATAAACTAAATCAAATGTTTCCATACAAAAAATAATATGGCTTTTAAAATTAAACCACCTTATATAATTGATAATACACCATTGTATCATCTAGATTTTGAAGAAGATGGTTTACTTGGTAGAGCTGATAGAAATGGAAGTATATTAATAAATAAAAATATAACAGATCCTAAGATAAAAGCAAGCGTTATAAAACATGAAAAAGTACATCTTGATGATATGAAAAAAGGTATACTTGATTATGATGATAAAAACGTTTACTGGAAAGGTAAAAAATACCCTCGTTCTTCATTTAACGAAGGAAATAAAAACCTACCTTGGGAAAAAAAAGCTTATAACAAATAAAATAATTAAAATGGGATACGGTAATAAATCAGTAAGTGGAGTACATCCAATACTAAAACATATGAATAAATTAGGAGGTAATCCTGAAATTAAAGATATGCCAATAAAACACGATATGAAGCCTTTAGGTAGAGGTGGAAAATTAGGTACAGCTGAATATGGTGATAAAGGAATGCCAGCATATGGTCATGGAAAAGACAAAGGTATGCCAATGCATAAAGGCTATCCTCATAAAAGAGCTACATTTGAAGGTAAAGGAAGAGGAGGTCAAAATATATATGTTGATTCTTCTGGTAATGTTGCAGAGGGAACAAAGAAAAAATCACCACTAAAAGTTAAAGGTGATACGGGTCACGCTAGAACAGGTAAAAAAAGTAAAAGAAGCTCAGTTGATAAAGGTAAGTATATTGAACACACTGATTCAATGGGTAAAAAAGCTTATACACTTAAAAAATAAATGTTTAAATTATTACTAAGCCTTTTAGGCAAAGGCAGTGGAAATAAATCTGTTGCCGGCGGTTTGGCTTGGGAAATAAGAGAAGCAATAAAAGGTAAGGAATTAGATCCTGAAAAATTAATAGAATTACAGACTAAGATAAATGCAGTAGAAGCTCAGCATAGAACATTGTTTGTTGCTGGATGGAGACCATTTATTGGGTGGATATGCGGCGTAGCACTAGCATATAATTTTGTTGTAAGAGACTTGATTATATGGTTAACTCCTACTTTCGAAACTCCACCCGCCTTACAAATGGATCATTTAATGACAGTACTATTAGGTATGTTAGGATTAGGTGGTCTTAGAACTTATGAAAAAATTAAAGATAAAGTAAAATAAAAAATAATTATGTATCAAAAAAGTCAAGACGATGTTTTTATTGATGCGGTTGATGTTACGTTGTCAGCCACATTACGAGCTCCCGGCGCTTCAGCTGCAGGAATACCATCTGGTCAATTTACAGATACCACAGCAAACATAGCGGCATCAGCTCAGAAAGTTATTGCTTTTGCTTCAGGTGGAACTTTTTTAGGTTCTGCAATACCAAGTACTAAAGGTACTGGTGGTGCTCCCGCATTAGCAGATACAGCATCACAAATGACTAGAACTGGTGCTTCATATGAAATAGAAACAAGTGCACTTGGAGCAATTACAAACGTAAGAGTAGTACAAACAAGACCTGCTGGAGCCACAAGCGCTCCTGAAAACCCAGGGGCTGGACCTAATTTAGGTGCCGCAACACAAACTATTGTTTTTGATGCAGCTTCATTAAATAAAGCTTTTGGTCAAACTAATATCACTGGTAGTTTATCTATAGCTTTAGCTGGAACTGATTTACAACCCCCAACAAGCGGTACTGATGCAGGCACTGATGGTGTATATGAAGCAGATCCATTATCAAATGGTAGTTTTGGATTATATGTAGGTGGAACTGGTGATATTAAATTAGAATTAGTTGGAGCAGTTACAAATCAAACAGTTACTATAAAAAGTATTCCTGCTGGAACAGTATTACCTTTACAAGCTAGAAAAATTTTAATTGGTGATGCTGCAACTACTGCTACGGAAATATTAGCATTATATTAATAAATTAAACTTAAATTAAATCAAATGAAAAAAGTAGAATCAAAAGCCGAGGAGGCTAAAATACAAATTACAAAAGAACAACTTGCTAAAATAACTAAACAACAAGAAGATATCGCTAACTTATTAAGAGATATAGGTTTTTTAGAAGCTCAAAAACATGGTTTAAATCATAAATATGCTAATGTTGTTCAAGAAATGGAAGATTTCAAAGCTGAACTAGAAAAAGAGTATGGTGCTGTTAATATTAATTTAGAAGACGGAACTTGTACTCCAATAGAAGAAAAAAGTGAGTAGTATAATAAGAAAAATTAGCATAGGAGCTGATTATAAAAATGATGCTATGCACTATGCTATAGGACAACAAGTGTATGGTGGTCACACTATATCTCATATATTATATAATGAAGAAGAGTTTTCTTATAATATATTTATAAAAAAAGAAGACGAGGTATTACCATGGAAAAAGTTTAATTCCAATATGGCTATATCGGTTGAATATGATTTGGAATACTAATGAACAGTGTTTATGATTTTATTATACAGCCATTAGGTGAAAGATATAATAATAAAATAAATATTGATAATAAAGAATTAATAATTAATTCTAGTATTTCAGATCATAAATTTGTTAATAGATTAGCTAAAATAATAAGTATCCCATTAGCTATTGAAACTAAAATTAAACCAAATGATATAGTTGTAGTACATCATAATTTATTTAGACGTTATTATAACATGAAAGGTAAATCTGTAAATGGTTCTAAATATTTTAAAGATGATTTATATTTTGCCTCAGAATCACAAATATATTTATATAATAATGGTAATTGGCATACAAATAAAGATTTTTGCTTTATAAAGCCAATACAAGAAAACAATGATTTTAGTACTGAAAAAGTAAAAAAGAATATTGGTATACTAAAGTATGGTAATAGTTCATTAGAAGTGTTAGGAATAACTACAGGTGATGTTGTAGGTTTTAAATCTAACAGAGAGTTTGAGTTTGTTGTTGATAAACAACTTTTATATTGTATGGAATCAAATGATATTTTAATTAAATATGAACACGAAAAAAACCAAAGAGAGTATAATCCAAGCTGGGCAGAAAGCGGTAGAAGAATTAATTAAAGTAGCTAAAGAAGCAATAGTTGATTCTGATGATGATATTTCTGCAGACAGATTAAAAAATGCAGCTGCTACAAAAAAATTAGCTATATTTGATGCTTTTGAAATACTTAACCGTATAGAAGAAGAAGAAAGTATGTTAAAAGAAACTAGCAAAAAAGATAAAGGAGCAAGTTTTAAAGGTTTTGCAGAAAATAGATCTAAATAATGTATAAACAAACTCTTTATAAAATTTTACCTGATCATATTAAATCTAAAATATTAAAAAGAAATAATAGATATAAAAAATGGGAAACTGGTTATAATGAAGAACACGATGTTGTTATTATTAGTAAAACTGGTAAAATTGGCGAAATATATGAAATACAAGGTCTTAAAGTTGCACTTCCATTAGAAGAAAATACATATAAAAGATCAGATAAAAAAGAAGAACAATATTGGGAGGTAAAAGAATATCCTAAACAATTAGATAAAATTAAAACAGTATTTGATTGGAATAATTATCCTGCTCAATTTAAAGATAAATGGTATGATTATATTGATGAAGAATTTAAAAGGCGTGAACAAGGCTTTTGGTTTTATAACAAAGGTATTCCTAGTTATATTACTGGTTCTCATTATATGTACTTGCAGTGGACCAAGATTGATGTTGGGCACCCAGAGTTCAGGGAATCTAACAGAATTTTCTTCATATTTTGGGAAGCCTGCAAACTTGATTCTCGATCCTATGGACTGTGTTATCTTAAGAACAGGAGATCCGGTTTTTCTTTCATGGCATCTTCAGAGCTTGTACACCAGGCCACTATATCCTCCGATTCACGATATGGTATACTTTCGAAAACTGGAGCTGATGCGAAGAAGATGTTTACCGATAAGGTGGTACCAATCTCCGTTAATTATCCATTCTTTTTCAAACCGATCCAGGACGGTATGGACAGGCCCAAAACAGAACTCGCCTATCGTGTACCCGCGTCCAAACTTACCCGTCGTAAAATCGATCAGAATCAACGTCCCGAGGAACTCGTCGGGCTTGACACGACCATCGACTGGAAGAACACCGGCGACAACTCGTACGATGGGGAGAAACTCAAGCTTCTCGCCCATGATGAATCGGGCAAGTGGGAGAGGCCGGACAACATCCTCAATAACTGGAGGGTCACGAAAACAACATTAAGATTAGGTAGTAGAATAATAGGTAGATGTATGATGGGATCAACATCTAACTCATTAGATAAAGGAGGTGGTAATTTTAAAAAATTATATGAAGCATCAGATGTTACAAAAAGAAACAGGAACGGACAGACTAATTCAGGACTATATAGTTTGTTTATACCTATGGAGTGGAATTACGAAGGATACATCGATACTTATGGATTTCCTGTATTCGAAACTCCGAAAAAAGCGGTCAGAGGTATTGATGGCGGACAGATTAAAATCGGCGTCATCTCACACTGGGAAAATGAAGTAGAAGGTTTAAAAAATGACCAAGATGGTTTAAATGAATTTTATCGTCAATTTCCAAGAACTGAAAAACATGCTTTTAGAGATGAGGCAAAACAATCTTTATTTAATCTAACTAAGATTTATGAACAAATAGATTATAATGAAGATTTAAGAAATACAAATATACTTACTCAAGGAAGTTTTCAATGGGAAAACGGTACAAAAGACACTAGAGTAATATTTGTTCCAAATAATAATGGTAGGTTTTTGGTATCATGGATACCACCTGCTCATTTACAAAATAAATATATAATTAAAAATGGTATTAGGTATCCTGGAAATGATCATACTGGTGCTTTTGGCTGTGATAGTTATGATATCTCTGGCACAGTAGACGGTAGAGGTTCTAAAGGAGCTTTGCATGGTTTAACTAAGTTTTCTATGGAGGATGTTCCTCCTAATTGTTTTTTTTTAGAATATATAGCTAGACCTCAAACTGCTGAAATATTTTTTGAAGATGTTTTAATGGCTATTGTTTTTTATGGTATGCCACTTCTTGCAGAAAATAACAAACCAAGATTATTATATTATTTAAAACGAAGAGGTTACAGAGGTTATTCTATGAATAGACCTGATAAAGTTTATAATAAATTATCAATAACCGAGAGAGAAATAGGTGGAATACCTAATACAAGCGAAGATATTAAACAAGCTCATGCAGCAGCAATAGAAGATTATATTGAAAATTTTGTAGGATTAATACATGAAGGATATGGAGACATGTATTTTCAACAAACTTTAGATGATTGGGCTAAGTTTAATATAAATAATAGAACTAAACATGATGCATCAATAAGCTCTGGATTAGCTATTATGGCTTGTAATAAAAATAGATATACGCCACATGCTAAAAGAACATTATCAACGGTTCCTTTAAAATTTAAATCGTATAATAATGATGGATACATTTCAAAAATAATCAAAATAAATGATTAATATTAATTATAGTAGCACATTCCCCGATCAGGTAGTACCTGAAGCAGAGAAAAATTCTTGGGAATACGGTTTGGCTGTTGCACAAGCTATTGAATATGAGTGGTTTAGAAATAATGCAGGTACACAAAATAGATTTATTAGTAATTATCAAAATTTTAATAGATTAAGATTATATGCCAGAGGAGAACAACCTGTTCAAAAATATAAAGATGAATTAGCTATTAATGGTGATTTATCTTATCTTAATTTAGATTGGAAACCAGTTCCTATATTATCTAAATTTGTAGATATTGTAGTAAACGGTATGACTGATAAAGGTTATGAAATAAAATCTTATGCTACAGATCCTTTTGCTATAAAACAAAGAACTGAATTTGCTGAAAACGCTTTACAAGATATATCTAATAAAGAAATACTAGATCAATTATCTCAACAATTAGGAAAAGATTTTTCTGTGTCTGGTATTGGTTCTGAAAAATTACCAGCAACTGAAGATGAGTTAGATTTATATATGCAGTTAAGTTATAAACAAAGTATAGAAATTGCTTCTGAAGAAGTTATTGATAATATTTTAGATTATAATAAATTTGATGAAACTAAAAAAAGATTAGCATACGATTTAGCGGTTTTAGGTATGAGTTGTGTAAAAACTAACTTTAATTTATCTGAAGGTATTACTGTTGATTATGTTAATCCCGCAAATATTTGTTATTCTTACACTGAAGATCCTAATTTTGAAGATATTTATTATGTAGGTGAAGTAAAAAATATTTCATTAGCAGAATTAAAAAGACAATTTCCTAATCTTACAGATAAAGATTTAGAAAGAATACAAAAGTATCCAGGTAGAAATTCTTATACAAATAATTGGTGGGGTCAATCTACACAAGATCAAGTTCAAGTCTTATATTTTGAATATAAAACTTATCATGATCAAGTTTTTAAAATAAAACAAACTGATAATGGATTAGAAAAAACATTAGAAAAAGATGATACTTTTAATCCTCCAGAAAGTGATAACTTTAAAAAAGTATCAAGAGCTATAGAGGTATTATATTCAGGAGCTAAAGTATTAGGTATGGGTGACGAAATGCTAGAGTGGAAATTATCAGAAAATATGACTCGACCATTAAGTGATACTACAAAAGTAAACATGAATTATGTTATATCTGCTCCTAGAATGTATCAAGGACGTATTGAATCTTTAGTAAGTAAAACAATAGGTTTTGCTGATATGATTCAATTAACTCATTTAAAATTACAACAAGTTTTAGCAAGGATGGTACCAGATGGAGTGTATGTAGATGTTGATGGTTTAGCAGAAGTTGATTTAGGTAACGGTACTAATTATAATCCAGCTGAAGCTTTAAACATGTATTTTCAAACAGGTAGTATTGTTGGTAGATCATTAACTCAAGATGGTGAGTTAAATAGAGGTAAAGTACCTATTCAAGAACTACAAACATCTTCAGGTATGTCAAAAATACAATCTATGATTCAGACATATCAATATTATTTACAAATGATACGAGATGTAACTGGTTTAAATGAAGCAAGAGATGGTAGTTCTCCTGATAAAAACGCTTTAGTAGGTTTACAAAAACTAGCAGCAGCAAATTCTAATACTGCTACTAGACATATATTACAATCATTAATGTATTTGACTGTAAGAATTTGTGAAAATATAAGTTTAAGAGTTACAGACATGCTTAATTTTCCTTTAACTAAACAAGCATTAATCGGAAGCATTAACACAACTAATGTTAATACTTTAGAAGAAATTGAAGATTTAGCATTACATGATTTTGGTATATTTTTAGAATTAGAACCTGAAGAAGAAGAAAAAAGTTTATTAGAACAAAATATACAGATAGCACTTCAAGCAAAAAACATTGGATTAGAAGATGCTATTGATATACGTGAAATAAAAAATATTAAACTTGCTAATCAAATGCTTAAATTAAAACAAAAAGAAAAAGCAGAGCAAGCAAGAATAGATCAATTACAAAACATACAAGCTCAAGCACAAGCAAATGCTCAGTCAGCAGAAAAAGCAGCAATGGCTGATGTTCAAAAAGAACAAGCGGTTGCTGAAACAAAAATGCAAATTGAAAAAGCTAAATCAGATTTTGAAATACAAAGAATGCAACAAGAAGCTTTAATTAAAAAAGAATTAATGGCTGAAGAGTTTGAATATCAAATGAAGTTGGCTGAAATGCAGGCTCAAGTACAAAAACAAAAAGAACAATCAATAGAAGATCGTAAAGATAAAAGAGTAAAAATACAAGGTACACAACAAAGTGAACTTATAAACCAAAGACAAAATGATTTATTACCTCAAAACTTTGAATCAGCAGGTAATGATAATTTAGATGGTTTTGGATTAGAGCAATTTGGTCCTAATTAAGAGTTATTATTAATTTTATATTATTATATTATGTCAAAAAAAGAAGAAGTAAAAAAAGAAGAAGAAGTAAAAGTTACTGTTACTGATACTACTCCTACTAAAAAAGAAGGAGATTTTAAAATAAAAAGTGCAAAAAAAGTAAAAAATTTATCTGAACAAGTAATCCCAGATATTATTAAGGTTGATTTAAGTAAACCTAAAGGAGAAATTAAAAAAGAAGAAAAAGATGCCGTTCAAACACAAAAGACAGATGATAGCGATGTTATTGTCGAAAAGCAAGAAGACAGTAGCGACAGCAAAAAAGTGGTTGAAGAAGTACGGGCCGCCGACGAAGGAATAAAAGAAGAATCTGATTCACCCTTACAACTAATAACAGATGAAGAAGATACAACTAACGAAACAGGAGTGGATGGAAGCACTGAAGCTACCACTACCTCACCGGAACAAAAAGAAATATTACAGGAAACAGAAACACAAAAGCTTCCTGAAAATGTAGAAAAATTAGTTAAGTTTATGGAAGAAACTGGCGGAGATATACAAGACTACGCTAGATTAAACGCTGACTATAGTAATGTAGATGATACTACACTTTTACATGAATATTACAAACAATCTAAACCTCATTTAAATGCAGAAGAAAGAAACTTTATAATAGAAGATTCTTTTTCATTTGATGAAGAATTAGATGAAGCAAGAACTGTTCGTAAGAAAAAGCTTGCATATAAAGAAGAAGTTGCAAAAGCCAAAAACTATTTGGAAAAAATCAAGAGTAAATATTACGACGAGATCAAGTTGAGACCGGGCGTTACTCAAGAACAACAAAAAGCTACTGACTTTTTCAACCGCTACAATGAAGAACAACAAGTAAATAACGATAGACACAATAGGTTTGTTACCAAAACTAAAGAATTATTAAACGATAATTTCAAAGGTTTTGATTTTAATTTAGGAGATAAAAAATTTAGGTATGGTGTTAAAGATCCTAATAGTGTCGCGAATAATCAAAGTGATATTTCAAATTTTATAGGAAAGTTTCTTAATAAACAAGGCGAAATAACTAAAACTAAAGATTATCATAAAGCGTTATATGCTGCACAAAATGCTGATACTATTGCTAATCATTTTTATGAGCAAGGTAAAACTGATGCAATTAAAGAACAATTAGCTAAAACTAAAAATATAAGTACTGAAAACCCAAGGCAAACTGCTTCAGGTGATGTATTTGTAAATGGTTTTAAAGTAAAAGCAATTAGTGGTCTTGATTCTTCAAAACTAAGAATTAAAAAGAAAACATTTAACTAAAAACTATAAAAAATGGCTTTAATACCACAGTTTGGTGCTATTGTACCTGCTCCTAATCAGCAGTTACTAGCATCAGCATATTTGGCATTTGACGGTGGAGCAAATGATTTTGCTCAACAATACTTACCAGAGTTATACGAACAAGAAGTAGAGCGTTATGGAAACAGAACGTTATCTGGTTTTTTACGTATGGTAGGTGCAGAAATGCCTATGACATCAGACCAAGTAATTTGGTCAGAACAAAACAGATTACATATAGCATATGAAAATTGTGTAAACAATCAAGGTGCTGCAAATCCAACTATCACAGTTCCTGCTGCTACAGCTCCAGGCGTTACAAGAAATGTAATTAGCCCAGGTCAAACAATAGTAGTAATGGATGATGCTGGAAATGAAGCAAAATGTTATGTATCTGCAAGTAACACTGGAACAGGTGTTTTAACAGTACAACCATATTTAACTGCAGGTTTAACTGCTGCTACAATGGGGGCAACTGTAAAAATATTTGTATACGGTTCAGAATTTCAAAAAGGTGCTTCTACAGTTAACGCTGGAGCTGGTGCTTTAGTTGATGCTCCTGCTGCTCAGCCGCAAGTAACTATCACTCCTTCTTTCACTCAGTTTTCTAACTCTCCTATTATTATAAGAAACGTTTACACAATAAACGGATCTGATATGGCTCAAATAGGTTGGGTTGAAGTTGCTACAGAAGATGGAACAACTGGTTACTTATGGTACTTAAAAGCGGAGTCTGAAACTAGATTACGTTTTGAAGACTACCTAGAAATGATATGTGTTGAAGGTGAGTTAACAGCTGCAGGTTCAGGTGTTGCTGGTCTTGGTACAGGTCTAGGAGGTACTCAAGGTTTATTCGCAGCTATTACAGCTAGAGGTAACGTAGAAATTGGATTTGCTGGTTCTTCTGGTATCAACGATTTCGATGAAATTCTTAAAAACTTAGATACTCAAGGAGCTATAGAAGAAAACATGCTTTTCTTAAATAGATCTACTTCTTTAGAGTTTGATAACATGCTTTCACTTGTTTCTAATGGAAATAATGGAGGTACGGCTTATGGCTTGTTTGAAAATTCTGAGGAAATGGCATTAAATCTTGGATTTAGTGGTTTCCGTAGAGGATCTTATGATTTTTATAAAACTGACTGGAAATACTTAAATGACGCTTCTACAAGAGGTGCTCAAACAGGTATTTCTTCAATTGAAGGTGTTTTAGTTCCTGCTGGAACTTCAACAGTTTATGACCAAATTCTAGGAACAAACATCAGACGACCATTCTTACACGTTAGATATAGAGCTTCTCAAACAGAAGACAGACGTATGAAGTCTTGGTTAACTGGTTCTGCAGGTGGTGCTTATACTTCAAATCTTGACGCTATGGAGGTTAACTTCTTATCTGAAAGATGTTTAGTAACACAAGCTGCTAACAACTTTGTTTTATTCCAAGGAATTTAATAAGTACTTTGTAAAGTTATGGGGCATTAATTTGCCCCAGCTTTACTTTTTTTAAACTATTTAATTATATCATATTATGAAAACAAAAAAAATATCTCGAGATAAATCTTGGGAAATAAAAGATAGAACATATCTTGTAACAGGTAAAAATCAACCATTAACTTTAAAAATACCTTCTCGTCATACAACTCGTCATGCATTATTATGGTACGACAATGAAAAAAATGAACAACGAGAAATAAGATATGCTACAAACCAAAATTCACCATTTAAAGATGAACAAAAAGGTGAAGCAACTTTAGGACATATTATATTTAAAGATGGTGCTTTAACTGTAAAGAAAAAAGATCAATCTTTACAAAAAATATTATCACTTTATCATCCTTTATTAAATATAAAATATAGAGAATTAGATACGGTAGAAGATGCTAAAGATGAACTTATAGACCTAGAACTTGAAATAGATGCTTTAAATATGGCAAGATCAATTGATATAGATCAAGCTGAGGCAATATTAAGAGTAGAAATGGGATCTAAGGTATCTGAGATGAGTTCTAAAGAAATAAAAAGAGATTTACTTATATTTGCTAAAGATGATCCTAAATTATTCTTAGATCTTGCAAAAGATGATAATGTACAGTTAAGAAATTTTGCTATAAAAGCAACTGAAGCTGGCATTATAGTTTTAGGAGATGATCAAAGAACATTTAAATGGAGATCAAATGGTAAAAAATTAATGACTGTACCTTTTGATGAACATCCATACGCTGCTATGGCTTCGTTCTTTAAAACAGATGAAGGTTTAGAAATATATAAATCTATAGAGAAAAAACTCTCATAACATGTAATATTAATAAGGGAGGTGTAATGCCTCCTTTATTATAATAAAAATAACAAATGGCTATAAATGTAAATACAGTATACCAAACTGTTTTACTTATACTAAATAAAGAACAAAGAGGTTACATGACACCTACTGAGTTTAATGATATAGGTAATCAAGTACAGTTAGAAATTTTTGAAAAATATTTTGAAGATATTAATCAACAAATAAGAGTACCTCAAACAGATACTGATTATGCGGATAGAGTAGAAAATATTGATGAAAAAATAGCTATATTTAAAACTTATGGTAATGCAGTTTATGTTGTAGGACCTCCAGCTTACTGGGTATTACCTAATACCGACGCATATGGTAATGATGTTTCTCCAACATCTTTAACTCCTTTCTATAGACTAGGTACTGTTACTTATAATAATGAAGTGCTAGTTCAACGATTAGATAGAAACGATTTTTATACTATAAATAAATCTTTACTTACTAAACCTACCAAATCTTTTCCCGCATATTTATATGAGAATAATAATTTGTTTATATTACCAACAGATATTACTACAGCTGGGGATATTCAAGTAGAATTTTTAAGAAAACCTGCTCCTCCAATATGGGGTTTTGATGTAGGAAGTTTAGGTCAATATACTTATAATAATACTCCTTTTACTCCAACTACAGCACCTACGGGATCTAGAAATTTTGAATTACATATTTCAGAACAAACATCTTTAATATTAAAAATTTTACTTTATGCTGGTATTGTAATAAGAGATCCACAAATTGTTCAAGCTGCAGCACAACAAGTACAAGCTGAAGAAATAAATGAAAAAAGTTAATAAATTATGGCACAACCTAATGGAGGATTAATAACGGAAACAAACGCACAATACTATGCAGGTACACAGGTTTTTATAGCTGCTGATGTAGACGGTGTAGCACAAACTGTGTTTACTGCTACATTTAACACAGATATAACTTTTGGTAGTAATGATCCTAACAATGAAGCATATAATGATAATAATTTTAGAATTTATACAAGTGCAACTGGTGCTTCAGGAACTTTCACTGAATTAACAGCCACATATACTGTATTAAATAATGTGTTTACTTTACCCTCTCAAGCTGCTGGAACTTATGTAGTTATACAATTACTTACTGTTAATGGAGGTGAGTTTGGTACAGAAAATGCTTTAGGAACAGTTGTAGAAGAAAATTACGGCGGTTATCAATATATAAAAGTAAGTGATATTGTTAATAATTTTTTAGTAGCATATGTTGGTGCTAATAAATTAATATCTAGTGTTAAAAGAACTGATGTTATATTTCATGCTAAAAGAGCATTACAAGAATTTAGTTATGATACACTACGAAGTATACATTCACAAGAGCTTACAATACCACATAATTTAAGTGTACCTCTTCCACAAGATTATGTTAATTATGTAAATGTATCTTGGGTTGATGATTATGGTGTAAAACATATTATATATCCAACAACACTTACATCTAATCCTTATACAAAACCTATACAAGATGCAGAAGGAATACCTACACAAAGTAATGAAGGTATAAATATAACTGGAACTTCTTTAACTGAAGAAAGATGGGCAGCTAATAATACAGCAATATTACAAGAAATAAGAGATGATATAACAGGTAGATTAATTGCTGATGGACTATATGGATATTATGGTTATGGTTTATTTGGATATGGTGGAAGATATGGTTTACAACCAGAAACATCTCAAATAAATGGATGGTTTACTATCAACAATAGAGAAGGTAAAATGTCATTTTCTAGTGATTTAAAAGATAAAATAATAATTTTAGAATATATATCTGACGGTCTTGCATATGATCAAGATATGAAAGTTCCAAAATTAGCTGAAGAAGCAGTATATGCTTATATTATACATGCTATTTTAGCTACTAGAATAAATCAACCTGAATATATAATACAGAGATTAAGAAGAGAAAAAAGTGCTAAATTAAGAAATGCAAAAATAAGATTATCAGACATTAAATCTAATGAATTTGTTCAAATAATGAGGGGCAAATCTAAGTGGCTTAAAAACTAAATTAAATGGCAGAAGTTAAAAATTCTTTTATTAAGTCCAAAATGAATAAAGACCTGGATGCCAGGTTGTTACCAAATGGTGAATATCGTGAAGGAACTAATATACAAGTAAGTAAATCTGAAGGTGCCGACGTTGGAGCGTTAGAAAATGTTTTAGGTAATAAAGAACTTGTAGACTTTAGAACTCTAACTCAATGTAACTGTAATTTAGATGCTATAGGTATGTATACTAATGAAGTTACTAATGATATTTATGTTTTTTTAACAGATTATGATGAAACTACTACAGTTAATTATAATATTCAAACTGCTAATTATTCTTCTACAGCCAACAATTATATTTATGTTTATAATAGAGCAAGCAACACTTCAACACTTTTAGTTAGTGGAGCTTTTTTAAATTTTTCTAAAAACAAACCTATATTAAATGTAAATTTATTAGAAGATGTTTTATTTTGGACAGATAATAGAAATCAACCAAGAAAAATAAACATAACTAGCGCTATTAATCAAGCTACTGAAACTACTTCAAATGGTTTTTATACTTCAGAAGACCAAATAAGTGTTGCTACTTATGCACCTTTCCAACCTATTCAGCTTTATTATAAAAAAACACAAGCTTACAATACAAATGGAGGACAAGGAACTACATCAACTATATCAGCTGGTACTACACCTACTTGGACTGTAGATTTAGATTTAACTTCTTTAGTGGGTAAATCTCCAGCAAATTTAATAGGAGCTACTGTTTCTTGGGACACTCAACCTGTAGGTACTTATGTTATAGCTTCTTATGTAGCACCTAAATTAACTATTACTGGAACACCTGATCCTAGTTTAACCATTGGTAAAGTTTTAACTTTTAATGCTAATACTTTAACTGGTAATAATCAATGGGTTACAACTATGCAAGACGTAAGTTCTACTACTTTTCCTGATGGAACTGCAAATTGGAATTACAATCCTAATTATAATGGTGATCCAGATTTTTTAGAAGATAAATTTGTAAGATTTAGTTACAGATTTAAATATAATGATGGTGAATATTCAATAATGGCACCATTTACTCAACCTACATTTATACCTAAACAAGATGGTTATTTTTTAGGAAGTACTACTCCTGCAGGAAATACTACTGATGAAAATGCAGCATATAGAAGTACTGTTGTTGATTTTATGGAAAATAAAGTTAACAATATACAGTTACAAATACCAACACCATTAGATAATAGTAATAATGGTATATTAGGTAATGAGCTTTATAATCAATTAAAAATTGATGAAATTGAAATACTCTATAAAGAGTCAGATGCTTTAGCTATAAAAGTTGTAGATACTATTCCTCATGAAGGTGAAAATGGTTATCAAGCGTTAAGTAAAGTAAATGGTGCTTACACAGACATAATTAGCTATGATTATCAATCAACAAAACCTTTTAAAACTCTTCCTAATAATGAAATTACTAGAGTGTATGATAAAGTTCCTGTAAAAGCGCATGGTCAAGAAATATCTGGAAATAGAGTTATTTATAGTAATTTTCAAAATAAACACACTCCACCTGAATTTATAAATTATAACGTAGCGGCATCTGAAAAATATACTGATTTTATTGTTAGTGAAACTGGTAATGAAATATTAGGTCCTTTAGAAATTACTTCTTCAAGGGAATATCCAATGCATACATTAAAACAAAATAGAAATTATCAAGTTGGTATAATTTTATCTGATAAATATGGAAGATCTTCAAGTACTATATTGTCTTCTGCTTCTACACAATTAAGTACTGAGGCAGACGCTACTAACCCAACAGCACTTACTTTGTTAGGTGATACTATATATTTTCCTTATAATGATGTATCGGTTACTAATAATATAAATTCATGGCCTGGAGATTCATTAAAAGTAGCATTTAACTCAGCAATAACAAGTGGTAACACAAATGGTGATAATAACTATGGTGTTAATTTATCTACATTAGAACCAGGTATTTACAATGGAGATCCTACTAGTGAAAATTATAATCCATTAGGGTGGTATTCTTATAAAATAGTTGTAAAACAACAAGAACAGGAATATTATAATGTTTATTTACCAGGTATTTTAAATGGTTATCCTGGTGCTCCAGCTTCTCCACCAGATCCTGCTAACACTACTGCGTTTATTACTCTTATAAATGATAATATAAACAAAGTACCTAGAGATTTAACAGAAGTTGGACCTGAGCAAAAACAGTTTAGAAGTTCTGTACAATTATACGGTAGAGTTACACCAGATACTGCAGCTCCTCCAACATATAATTTACAATTTAATCCTGGTACTATTTCTGATACAGTAAATACTATAGGAGATGAAAATGATATATTAGGAACCACAGGTACTTCTTATTCAACAATTTATCAAACAGAATCTAATCCATTATTAGCTAGAATTGCTCAAGGTAGTAGTGCAAATCCTATAGGAGGTGGAACAGTTGCCGCTGCCGATCCATATAATATTTTATTAGGAATATATGAAACCTCACCTGTAGAATCTTTATTAGATATTTATTGGGAAACATCGTCTACTGGTACTTTATCAGAGCTTAATCAAGCTATTGAGTTAGGTGGCACAGGTATTAAAGGTTTTTCGTCTACTACAACCGCACCAACGTCTACTTGGACATTTGCTTTATATGAAAATATTTTAGCAGGTCAATCTCCTAATTATGAATTTGCTGGTACATATAGTAGTAATTTAAATCCTGCAACAAATACTTCATTTAAACCTTTTTATCCTTATGTTCTTGAAGCTAATAGTCAACGAAGTGTTGTTACTAATACTTCTATAGCAGGAGCAGTAGCGCCAGGTGTTAATCCCCCTACTACACAAGAAGGGTTTTGGGTGACAAATGCTAATGGAGATACAATTGAAAATTTATTTGCTTTATTTAAAATTGATGGTATAGGAGTACCAGATAGTTATTATATACAAATAAGAAATAATGCTTCTTTTTATTATGGTCCAGATTCTATAACTCAAGATTCTTATACTTTTAATTTTGATGTAGAAAATTTAGATCAATTTTTGGCTGATGGAGTAACTGCAAACCCACAATATTTAGAAATAAGTAGAATTACTTTAAGCGAACAATTATTAAATATAAAACCAGTAATTGATGGTGGTGTTTGTCCTGCAACTATAACTGTAGCAGCTAACTCAAGCACTATTAAACAATTTAGTGGTGTTAATGGTACTTCTGATACTTTACGAGATACTAATGATTTATTATGGAGTATAACTCAAACTCCGGAACCAGATATAAATGCAGGTATTCCTGAGATATTAATTGATCAAACAGGTTTAGTTACTGTAAATGAAGAAACTGGATTTTTAAATAGTGCGGTAACTATAAGTGTAAGATTAAGTGATTCAGGAACTAATACCACAACTTATGCAGCGCCTCCAGCTTATGCTGAATGTACCACAATTATTAATGGTACTAGCGGTTATCAAACTGTATCTTTAAATAAAGAATTAGGTGCAATAAAAAATATGAATATTAACCAAGGTCCAGAATCTTCTGGTTTTTATTGGGCTAAGGTTTCTAGTACTAGTGCAAATCCTGTTACATCAGGTCAATTACCTCCTGTTAATAGAACTCCAGTTCCAAATCTTACTAATGACACATTAACTACTTCAGGTGTTAGTAGTGTTACAACACCTGCTTTAACTAGTGGTTGTACTGATTGGTCTTGGGTTAATACTAATAGAAATGCTAATGTAACTTTTGCAGCTAATAACAGTGGTTTAACAGGTGAAAGAAACTTTGATCAAGCATTAACACAGCCTTTAAATAATAGTACTAACAATCCTGCTGATCAAACTGGATTATCAGCTGGTAGTGCTTATATTATAGTAGATTTTGAATTTACTAATTATGGTTCAGCACCGAATGATCAACCATCAATTATATGGCCAGCTTATTTACAATATAGAGAAACTGATTCTAGTGGTAATCCTACAAGTGATTGGGGTACTGCTTACGATGTAGAAGGTAACGCTATTAAATTTGGAGGTACACAAGCTAACACTTATGGTGTTACAATTGATAATGAATCTAATTTAAAAGCTGCAGGAGTTAAAGATAATAGAACACAATCAATTACATCACCTACAGATTTTCCCGGTGTAACTCAAGATAATGCGTTTGAATCTTATATGCAAGGTAGAATTGGTCCTAATAGTGTATATATAGACACAATAGGAAGAATATTAGTAGTTGTAGGTAGAAATCAAGCATATAGAGAAGCTAATGGTGATGCACCTTTATCTGCTCCAGATAGATTTGGAGACTATAGATTAGTTGTAAGATATCCTTATGGTAACAATATATCTGTACCATCTAGTGGTACTGATGATCCAATAATTCCTGTTTTAACACCGGATGGTTGTCCTGTTAATTTTACATCTACTAATCCTTATGTTCCAGAGCAACTATCTAAAGAACATCAACGAGTATTTTTAAGTTATGGAGATTTTTATAATCCTACACAATTAGTAAATACTTTTGCAGCTGTAGACGGTCTTGCAAATACACAAGTTACAAGTAATAGTGTTCCTAGCTTTTTTGAATATAGAGTAAGTACTTCACATACTACTAGAGATTCTGCAGAAGCAGCTTTCCCACAAACTGTAGTGTATGCTAAAGAGTGGGCATTTAAATATGTAACTCAATTTTATACTGATTCAACATTAGAAACACCTTGGACACCAGGTCCTACAACAACAGAATACTATGCTTATAGAGGTGGTTCAAGTAGTTCAGCACAAAATTCTTTAAATGTTAAGTTTGGTAATGATTATGCTAACAGTGAAAGAGAAGGATCTCCTGTTTTTATAGACCCAGTAACAGGAGCTCAAATAGGTACTAATTGGAATAATACACAAAGAAAATGGACTGCTCAATTTGATAGATATGGTAAAAAAATAATGGGTGTACTTGGTAAAGGAATTGCAGGAATTGATCTTCCTTTAGTTCAAGCAGCTTTTGCTCTATCAGATCCGACGACACTTGCTTACAGTTTACCTTTTACTAAAGTGGCTGCAGATGTGACTGGCATTACTAAACCAGCAGCTACTAAAGCAGGTCAAGTTGCTAAAAATGTTTTATCTGGAATTGGTCCAAAAAGATTAGCTAAATATGCTTTACCTGTTAGTCGTATATCCACACCTTTTGGAATCGGAATGCTTGGTTATGATATAGCAAAACATTCAAAACCTAATTACTATATTGACCCTCAAACACAAGAACCAACTTTTTATGACAGAGAAAATGCTTCTGACGTATTACCAACTATGATGGATATATATGATCAAGCATATAATCTTTCTAAAAAAGAAAACATTTCATATCAAGAAGCATTAAACAAAGTGAATCCAGAAAGGTTTTATAAGTTAAAAAATGACTAAAGAAAACCCAACATTAGTTAAAAACATGAAGCATGTTAAATGGAACGCTATAC